TCAACGCTTCTCTCGTTTTCAGCATGAACGAACTCGTGTTGAACATGGCGACAGAAGCTGCAGACAACCGCTGGATCGTCAACGTCCAAACAGTATGGCTAGACCCAGAAACCCTGTTAGAGCAAGCCAACTACACAACCGATGTTTTCATGATCACTGGTTTTGAGCATGATCACCAGCGACTTAACATGACATTGAGCAGCCCATTAGATGCTATTAGCGGTGACGCTCCCCGCCGCCGATTAACCGAGTCTCTAGTCGGCGCACTTCCATCAACCGGGCAGGTACAACTGATCTGATGCTTTCACCAAACAAACAGATCGTTTTACTCCCACAAGACCGGGAGATCATTGACATCACAGGGATGTCTGAGGAGCAATATCGCTGGTTCGTTAGACAGTGCATTCTCTACAGCAAGCCCAAGCCCGGAGAACCAGTTGCTTTCGAGCTAGTTACGTTTGCAGTCACCCTCATCGTTGGTGCGTTGCTTAGTGCAGCAGCTGCTCTGCTTTCACCAAAGCAAACAACTGATGAGCGCACACCGGCAGAGGAAACAAAGACTGAGGGTCAAGACATCATCAGGCGCGACAGGTTTGCGCCTAAGTCTGGATTCGATTCATTTCAGAACGTTGTTGATGTCGGCTCTGTCATCCCTGTTGTATACGCCAAACGCGAAGTCGTTGATGGCAAGCAGTACGGCGGCATTCGAGTCAACACCAACCTGCTGTGGTCACAGCTGTTGAGTGTTGGCGGCGGGCAAATGTTCCGTGGCATCTTCATGGTGGGGGAAGGAGCCCCTGACCTGCTGTTCGAACAGACCGCTTTCGGCAACAACATCCTCGGCAGCTATGACCTGGGACGCAACCTGCAAGCTGGTCGTCTGACCATGTATTACGCCCCTAACGGCGGACGCATCACATCTGACGAGTATGTCTTAGGCGTCGTCCCAGCAAAAGACGTAGGCAACAAAGCTGACAACGACGTTTATTCCATCGAAGGAGTAAACAACCAACTAGGTCCAGACTTCTGTCAAACATTGCAGCCCAGCAACCAAAGACAGTTTGGTTTATACAGCCACATTGGCAACAACATGGGCTACAAGATCGGCGAAGACTTTCGTCCTAGGACGCAATGGCAAGCCAGATCAGACGGCGAATACGAACGCCAGATGGACAACCAAAGGCTAGCGCTAGGGCAGAAACAATCTGTAACATTTACCACCCGTGCTGGTATCACTGGAGCGTCAGACACAGTCACTTCAGTCAGTGTTGGCGATGTGCTGGATTACCTAATTGACCGTTCCAGTGAAGGCGACCGTGTATTCACGCAAAGTGGCAACGGAGCAGGTGGTCAGCAACCTGCCGAGTTAAACAACTCAGACGTTGGTAGTTCAATTGCATCGTTGCAGCGAACCTATGACGAAGACATCAACGTCGGGGATTTATATCGTATTGGCTCTGCCTTAGCTATCTGCACAGAAAGAACCACAGACCCCTTCGTCAGCAATTTTGATGTAACAGGAGACGGTACATCTGTCGTAGCAAAATTTCAAGTTACCCAGGCTGGTGTCATAAACACATGGACGGCTGCCACGCTTACCCCATCCGAGAGTGCAGAGAAGCAGGGCGTATTAGCAACGCGAGCGGCTCAGATATTCAAAATTGCTATCGGTTCATTTTCTATCGAAAGACCAGCCCGCGTAATCGAAGTAGGCATCAAAAGTGCAATAGGGGTAAAGGCAAGCGGGCTAGTCAATTTCAACTCCCTTAAAGCAGAAGAAGAGTACGACGGAACTTTATGCCCAGACGGAAGCTATCAAGCATACGTTGATGCAGAATATTGCGGCGGACAGGATGACGGCATACCGCGTGTCGAGTCTTACCGCAGCGAGATAACCCCTGGAACGTACTCTTCAGCCGAAAACCGTTACAGCTTTTTCCGTATTGCTTACCGTGACATCGACGCAAGTGATTATGTAGAGCTATCAAGTCTTTATGGCATCCGCAGCCAAACCAGCAGCGCAGTCTTTAATTACTTCCGTCTTGAGTTTCCTAGCCCCAAACGTCGCGACATACGTTTAACTCCAGTCTCAGGCTGGGAAATAAGAAACAACTACGCCACCGGCAACCTCTACGTTTTAGACGCACACACCCAAAGGCAAACCCGTGTAGTGGAAAATGACGTCACCGTATTTCTTACTGGCGCTCAACTCTTCCGAAACAGCACCACGTTTGGTGTTAAAGCATTCAAGCCCAACAGTGCCAACCAAGTAAGCCAGCTGGGGCGTTCAGCACCTGACGACGTTGACAGCTATGTCGATAGTTTCGCCCAGCTTGCTGAAGCTTTCATCTATTCAGAGGTAACGGCATCAACAGAGCAACCCGAGCACAGCATTAGCTATGTAAACATCGTCAATGAGAACGCAGTAGCACCTGAATACAACAGCATCGCAATTCTTGGAGTCAACATTCGAAGCAGCAAAGAGCTTAGTTCGCTTGACCAACTGAGTGTCTATGTGAATGAGGGTGTTATCGATTCTCATGATTTTGCCGATGTCTTCTACGACCTGCTGACAAACAAGCGTTATGGAGTGGGTGACATCTTCGACCCAGCCCAAATCGACACGGCTAGTTTCGACGCCGCTGCAGAGTTCACCCGCTCCAGAAAGTATTTCTTTGATGGTGCAATATCAGACAAGATCAATATCCGCAGCTGGGGCGCAGAGCGAGCAACAGACTTCCTACTTGACCTAGGCGTCAGCGGCGGCAGGTTTACGCTCAATCCCGCCTTGACCTTCGACAGACCAGAGACAGTTGTCGCATTATTTACGGCAGGCAACATCATCGAGGAGTCATTCCAGATGAGTTACTACGAAACACAAGCGAGGACTGACCCAAAGATCACTGTCCGCTGGCGCGAAGAACGACTACAGAACAGTGTCACTGATCGCGGGTTGTTCCCTCAGATGCGTGAGTTCAGCGTCAGAAGGACAGACGCAAAAGACGGAGATGACGCACCAATTGTGCAGATCGACCTGTCAAATTTTTGCACAAACCGAGAGCACGCCAAGGATCGTGCCAAATACGAATGCCAACTCAAGCACTATGTAACGCACAGCGTGGCATTTAAGACCACCCCAACTGAAGCAAGCATCCAAGTCGGCAGCATCATCCAGCTAGGTATTGAGACCACTCACTTCAACCAACCCACCAACGGTTGCATTTCATCCACAGGGCATGTATCTAGCTGGCCTGAGCTAGCCAATGGCAGCTATGACGTTCTGCTCTGGGACGGCAACACGCTATTTGAAACCCAGCTGCCTGTAATGAACGGTAGGACCAGCGCCTTCACTAACGCAATCTTTTCTATCAGAGAAACCGGCGTCAGTGCTCAGACTTATAAGGTCCAGTCAATCGGATTCGATGAAGACGGCAACGTAGACGTTGAAGCTATCTATTGGCCAGTCAACGATCAGGGTGTCTCTAGATTGGTAGAGAGCTTTGGCGATGAGTTCTTCACCTTTGAGGGTTTGACATGACAGTAACTTTCCCTGCGGTGTGCCCCACTCGCCGCACCTATACACCGGGTCAATACCCCACAAAGAAGATCACATCTATAAACGGAGCTACTACCACTCGCCTGTATGGCAGCAAGGCATTCGACGCAACGATGAGCTTATTTTTCTTGCTTAACGACGCTGATATGGCAAGCCTGCTTGACTCTTGGCACGAATCAAGAGGTGGTTTTTACACACTAGACCTGCCCGATTCAGTGTTCGCAGGTGTTAGCGCAGACCTACAAGCACAAATTCCAGAGTACTTACAATGGAGATGGGCAGAGATGCCTTCTGTTGAATCCGTTATGCCTGACCGCTCACGGGTTCAAGTTCAGCTGATCGCAACTTTGGATTCCTAATGGCAGTACAAACCGGAGCTGACGGTCAGCTGAAATACAACAACAAGGTCATAGCACGCTGCAGAGACTGGAGCATCTCAATCAACAAGGATGCCTTAGAGGACACCTGCCTTGGAGCGTACGACCGCAGCTACGTCGAGGGGCTACGCGGCACAACCGGCAGTGCAACTGTGTTGTATGACCCAAGCGATGAAACAGCAAACGCAATGCTGAATTCTGTGCTCACCAACGGTCAAGGCGAATCAAGCATGGAGTTCATTCTCTCCCGTGGGGACAGCAGATCTTTCACCTGTAGCGGATTCATTACCAGCATCAGCCCTAGCGTTTCCGTTGGTTCGGCAACCGCCTGCAGCATCTCGTTCCAGGTATCCGGCAAACCCTCAGGTGGCTTCTAATGGCAGTTTTAGGTGTAGGCGGGAGACTAAAACTCAAACGCAGCGCACCTGAAGCGTGCGTCATCAGCTCTGAGGCAGTCATCCCAGAGATCGACAGTCTCACGAGCATCTGCCCCGGCTACTGGAACGGCGATCACGTCAGCACAATCTGCCTGCCATTAGCAAGTGATACCTACCCCGCCAACCCCGGCGGCTATGCCACCTACTTCGACTCCCGCTGGTTTCTCGGTCCTAACCGCACCCAGATCACAACCCGCAACGACAAGTTTTACAAGGACGACACCGAGGACTATCCAGATGGCCAGTTCGGTGGAGCGTCCCAGTTCTATGCCCGCGAGGGCGACATCTCTGGCGGCGAGACGATTGACGGCTGCCAAGACGGTGACTACTGGATCCACGTCGACGAACTAGGTCGCGTCAGTTTCTACACCAGTAGATGCGATGCACTTCGGGGCTGTGAAACCGGTCGAGTCAAGTTAGCTTCTACCGCTTCTGCAGGTCAGATCACAATCTCACCGTTCGGCAGTGCTGCCTACTTCAACGCAGTGTGGAAGTGCATCTCAGCCTATGGCGAGTATCAATTCAGCGACGGCCAGGACACCATCACACTGATCAGCATCTGTGCTGACGCCCCACGTTACGAAATCCCCGAGGCTGGAACGCTTGAGTACGACAACGCCGACCTACTACCGCGTGATCAACAGGGCGACGCAGCACCGTTCTGGCAAATACTGTGCGACATCCGTGAGTGGAGCCTAGAACTGAACGCCCCAAGTGTGGACACTACTGCAGTAGCTGAGAAGTTCGGCACCGCAGTGAAGAGCCTTGTCACAGCAGGCGGCAGCACTGAGTTCTTAATCGACCGCAAGTGCTTCGAGAGCGATGAAGTCGACAACGGTCTAGTGCTGATGCAACTGCTGCTGATGACAGAGAAGGGCTGTGAAGCCTCCGCCGAGTTCTGGATTATGTCTGGCACCAACCCCTGCGGTAGCAACTGCGATGGCAGCATTGACGGCGGTCTCTATTACGCCTGCGACATTCTCATAACCAGTACTGCGGTCAACCTCAGACCGACAGAGATTGTAGCTGGTACGGCAAATTTCGTATCCACTGGAGAGATTAGACTGTTGGCATCGCCTTAGTGTTGTAAGTAGTGACTGAACTAAAACGAGCCGGGCAGACAGGTTCACTCGGTCACATCGACACAACCCAGCTCGGATTCCAAGAGCAAATCAACGCACTAACTGACACAGTCAGGCAACTAGCTGGAGCGCCTGAATCCGTTGGCGGCTTGGATGTAGCTGACCCGCTAAACGCACCGTACGTTTTATATGTAGACAGCAATATCGGTAGCGACACCTTTGTCACAGGTGACTATGTAGGCATTGATGACGGCACCTACGAATCCAAGATGCGCCGCATCTCATTGCAGCGTCTTGAGTGTGGTTATACAGCTGCGCGTCCGTTCCGCACAATCTCCCGCGCCATCATCGAAGCGGGCATCATCACCAGCCGCGATTATTTCACACTCGGCAGCGTCTGCGGTGACCTAGTCAGCATCGTCCTATCCGCTGGTGCGACCACAGTCCTGAACGATGCAGGCGAAACAACAACTCCTGTATGGACTGATAAACAGGATCCAACCGACGCCGAGCTGATTGCATTTAACCCTAAGGCAACCGGTGGTTTAATCCTTCCTAGAGGTTGCAGTCTGGTCAGCCTTGACCTACGCAAAACAATCCTGCGCCCGAACTTTGTTCCAACGCCCGAGA